CTCATAATCAGAAACGGGGACAGGACCAGCGTGCAAGAAAGGATTGTAAATCTGGCCAAGGTTTGCGAACCTCTGGGGTTGGACCTTGCCAGGAGCAGATGCAGCAGATGCAGCCTTCGCCTTCGCAGGTTTCTTCTTCTGCTGCGGTTGGCTCTTCGGCTTGTTCTGCTTGGCTTTCCCTGCCATGATAATAGGAGTACGTGGTGGTAGAGACGTCGACTGGCGCCGTACTAGTCGTGTTTTAGTTTTGGCGGCTTACCGCGCGCTTGCAAAGCGTTGTGCGAGAGGTCACCTTCAGTCAGGGTGGCTTTGCAACTAGGGATCCTAGTACCTCATAAGGTAGCACCAATTAGTATCAATTTTTATGGTGTTTTTGTTTTCGGGTTTTCTGCACTTTTTAAGCCGGGGCCTCGGCTCACTCGCAACCGAGTGTTTGTAGGGATTTGAAGTTTTGTTCGCGGGTTCCGACGCCGCTTGCCATTTGTCACGTTACCCCCGGCGTTGACCGCCTTTGCCCACCCACACGAGGCGACCGGTGAACGGGTGATCCCCAAGTGCAGCCTACGGCACAAGGTTCGTGAGGAAAGAGTAACGTGAGGGTGCCTTTATGGTTGACTCAAACCGACCAGTCCCTTGCTGGATAGACACCTGCCCTCACCGCTGGCCCGCTACGGCCGCCCAGGCTCTTCACCGGAATACCCCCGGCTACTGAGGCATAAGGTCAGGGAACGCGACCTCACAGTCGCTAACGCGTCGCTACGAAGTGGGTGGAACGCACAGTCCTGTGCGTAACTACCGCGCAAGCAAACCCTCGTAGCACAGTGGCAATGCTCCATTGAAACACAATAGACCATTGCCACCGCCCCTGTTCAACCGTCGAAGCCAGTCATCGACGGCGCCCGTGGCTCTCGCAAACCGACGGGTCTTAAAAATGCGATTTTTTGTGCAGTTCGCCGCTAAAAAGATATTAAACGATTGCGAGCGCTATTCATTCACGTACGCCACGAATACGGGATATGGACCGCGAGATCGTGGCCATGCATATCGATATTCGTCACGGAACTGAACAACGCCCACTCCGGGTCACTTGCCTTGCCACAAGTGTACTCGGTCATCCGCCGCCACGCACTGTCACTATTGCTCAGAAGAGGGTACGGTTTCTGCTCGATAACCTGCCTGACCTCTTCCTCATCCACAGCGACACTGTATGACGTGCTTCGCATCGCCAAATCACGGAAGTAACTCATGGTCGTCTTCGACGTGATGGCACAAGTGGACGCCTTGCTGATGTGGTGCTCGTATGCGGCAACCCATAACCCATGCATAGCCGGAAACCGTTCGTATTCATGGGTATAATGGACCGCGGTAAGAGCCATCGCGCGATGGTAGTCCTCTTCAGGGAGTTTGCATGTGTTCATGGCCTTGGTGAGCAGGCATCTCCGCACCTGCGGGCAGGCGACGAGCTCCCCTTCGAAGATGGCGGCTTTGCCATTCTCGATGAGAAACTCGTAGCCCACAAAGGCCAGCGCTCCGCTTTCATCCGAGCGAAGCACTTTCACTTTGGCTTTCCATCCGCGCAAAGTGAACCATGCAGTCAGCACATCCACGCTGAAAATCTCCGTGCTGAAGATCAAGCTGTCGTCGCCCTCCAGGCACATGCGCATCTTGTGCCTGCCTGGAGCGTGAGCCGAGTCGTACTCGACGGTGCCGCCTTTGACAGAATTGCTGACAAACCTTTGGATAAACGCCTTGATCCTGTCGCGTTTCACGAAAAAACCGACCCAGGCCAAGAAGTTCTGATACCAGTTGCCAGAAGACGTCAGGCGGTCACCGGAGTCCCTAATGACGTGATCGAGTTGCAGCTTCATCATGCAACGATCACCGGCTTCATCCACGTACGAGAAGACCCAAGTCGTCACCTTGTTTCTCTCGTCAACGACGCGCCACAGGAGCTCGCGATCCAGGTCAACCTCAATGCCCGTCTTGGCAATGATGTGTCGTAGAATCTTGGTTTCCTGTTTCTTCATGTGATACGAAATCCCAAAGTCGAAAGCGCTAAGATCGTTCTCGTACCACGCGCCGCGGGGCTCATCCTTGGCACGTGATTTTGGAGTCGGAATTGACCTTTTGACCTCGCTGGCTTGAGTGAGTAGCTCTGCGAGTGCGCGCTTCTTGCCGCGTCCCTTAATCGTCGCGAGACCGGCAGTTTCTTTGAGAACGCCCTCATAGATCATTGCGATCCGGGCGAGAGCGACTTGGCGGATTGCTCCGTGGTCACTGATAATCCTAGGCTTTGGCTTGTCGGTCACCTCGGCTTTGATGAAAGCCTTCACTTTGCCTTCATTAAAGTATCCATCGAGGAAACCGTGGACTTTGCCGTGCTTCTCTTGCTCACTGAGCTTCTTGGGAAGTGCCTGCTCCGTGCATGTGATCTCTCGATCCAGCTTCTTGATGTTCTTGTCCGTGAACATGTGCTGGATCACGAAGCTGGTAATGTCGTCGTCAAACTCAATCTCGTCGAGCGACCTTCCGTCATTGCCAACTCCCTGGTTGCGCATGCGCTCAGCCGCCTTCAAATTGTCGACGGTGTTCGAGTGCAGCTCCAGTTTCTTAGACCCCACGTACGGGAACACTTGACGCGCGGTGCGCCCTGTGTCCGGCATTGGCAATAAGTCAATGTCAAAGTCAGGTAGGAGGGTGGTATCAGTGATCGATGACCTGGTGATCTCGGCTGGCGGCGGTACGGTCTCCGCCACCAGTTGCTCCCCCGCTGCAGTCCGTTCAACAGCGTGATCGCGGTCCGCCTGTTCCACTTGAGCCTTGTGATACTCAGATGCCTGCTCACGTAGAGCGGCGATGTGGGCCAGACAGCGCTCACGCTGCACATCCTCTTCAAGCGCATCGACCGTGCCTGGCAGAGTCACACTGGGTGGCGATGGGTAAATCCCTTCAGCGTCACCGGGTGGCGGAGGGTAAATCCCAGCATCGCCAGTGATAGTGTCTGCTTGCTGCACGATGATCTCCTCTGAAGTGAACTCCGTCTTCAGAGGCCTCCACGGCGTGCCTCTAACGGGTGTGCACCAACCGATATGCGCGATATCAGCGTCAGTGGCGCACAAAAACCGTTGTATGAAAGGCACGATGTAGGTGTCGCACTTTTTCTCGTCAAATACAGCAGCGAGGCCCACAGTGCGCACTGCGAATTGCAGCTGTGGGTCGTCAGTGTAGACGAGCTTGAGGTTGTGGACGGTCTGCAGGCGGTGGTTCTGACCTTTAGTGCCTCCGAGGACGTGCGCATCGTGAAGCCCATCGATCACAGCGACTTGTGCGATCAATGAGGCGGGTAGAACGATGCGGCGTACCGTCACTTCTGGGGTGCAGAAGATCGGGCACGTCTGATCACAGCGGGTGCAGGTGCGTGGAACCACCATCATGCGATGATAGAACGCCGTGTCATCTTTCTCATGCTTGCCGTAGTGCGGACGCCCGAGGGCGGCGAACGCTTCGCGGTAGCAAGAGGCACATGGAGGGGCAAGCTCCATGATTTAGCTGTAGACAGTTTAGAACTGTTTCGGACCGCCACGTCCGAACCACCTTAGGAGAAGCTGTTGCGAGATTCACCTTG